ACCATGTACGGAGTATCAACAGAAGGAACTATTGTTGAGATGCCCCCAGACCCGTCAAAGGTGGGATCCTCAGGTTCAGTGGTTGCCCCGCACGCGCCGTCCAAGAAGAAGATCTCCACGCCCTCAACGGACTCAGCTCCAAATATGGATGCCATCTCGGCGAACTCTACATGAACCCCTCTTGCGCCGCCTGACTTGACCCTGAAATAGTGGCTGCCCTCCGGCGGGTCTATGACGTCGTAGGTACGGTTGAGCTCAAGTTCTTCGATGCTGCTCGCCGGGTTGCAGCTGAGGACGGGGGTTGCCTCGCCCCCCATCAGGATATTACTTACCGGGTTGAACGGCACTCCACGACCGTTTAGGATGACCCGCATTGGCTCGCCGTTGCGGTCAGTGGCACGGATGAAGTGCGTGGGGTTGTCAGGGTTAGGGTTAGGAGTGGGGTCGTCAGGATCGGCATCACCTACCACGTCCGTTACCCATTCGGTGGTGCCTTCGTCCCAGTGGCCATTCAGCACCTTCGTCCCCTCATCTAATAGAAGCCTGTCGAACGTTCGGAAATTGATGTCGAACTCCAGTCCTATAGTATAGTAAAGGTAGCACTGCCCATGGAACTTGCGCTCCCATGATACGTTGGACAGCTTTACGGTTCTAGGTGGAAGTCCCCAGAGTACGTGGCCATTCACCGTATCCACCAGACTGCTGAGCAATGACAGCCCCAAGCTACTGACGTTCATCGAGATCTTGATGGTGGGTCGATTGTTATCGAACTCCACTTGAGTGCCCCGTATCTGTTCGTAGGAGGAGGTGAGTAGCAGACTACCGAAGCGGTCATGGGTTGCTTCTTCCATGAACTTCACAAACGAGCCGCTGATGACTGGGGGTTCAAGCAGGGGATCCTCTATCTTCTGGTCTGCACACCTTTGCTTATCCCTCTCTGGGGGCTTAGTACTGAACGTCTGGGTGACCTCGAAGTGGTTGTTCGGTGCCCCGTCCGCGGTGAATGGCGTTACGGACGTGGTCGTCCTACACCACGCCCATACGTCTGTATCATCACCGAACACCCATGGCGATCCCGGCACTGGCAGCCCCGGACATTGCATTGCATTAGCCGGTCCATCAGCCCGCTCACAATCCACGATGTGAGTGATCTTGTACTCGCGGTGACCTTCGTCATCCCGTGAGCCAGACCATGTTCTAGGACCGCCACGCAATACGACCGCCATGACCTACCTCACTAGCGCTAGTGATGAGATTAGTATTATGAAATACTTGCCCCGGTTATGGTGACTCCGGGCCTGCCAGCTAGGTTCGCCAGATGTCCATTGATGCTCCTAAGCACTCCCAATATGGCAGCGTCACCACCTGAAGCGGGACCACTGGTAGGTCTAGCCACTGCTGGTCCACTTGATGGCACTATGGAAGACCCGGTTGGCGCTGGAGCAGGTGACGTCGTAGGTGTAGATCCAACAGTAGTGGGTCTCCCAGATGCTGGACGGCCCGATGACATACTCATGACCTTCTCGGCAAACTCGTTGATACGGGCAATGGAGTCGGCGCTGCCTACCAGCACGGCGTCGAGCTTCTTGGTCTCCTTCTCTATGCCTCTGGTCATTGAACGACCGATGTTGCTGCCTACCGCGCCAGCCCTTCCTTCCGCTGCCGCTCCCTCCTCGTCAACTGCTACCTCACCAGCCGTGGCACGCGCTGCCCTCCACTCTTCGAACGACTGTCCTAGCGCCCTGCCCTCAGCTTCCCATTGTGCCCGCAACCTAGTCTGGAGATCGCTTGGGTCAGTACCACCTAGCGCACTGGTAGTGGAAGCGAAGCCTTCACGGTAGGCGGTACTCGCTGCCTCACCTACGTTACGGAACCCCGTAGACTCACTGTTTAGTCTATTAAGCTCCCGGCTGAATGACTCCCTGAATGCGGTGAGAGGGTTTCGCAAACGGAAGGCCGCACTGAGGGCGCTACCGATAGCGCTGAACCCTGCCCGTAGGAAGTTGAACAGTCTCTCAGCCCCTGCCCGTATGTTCTGCCAGATGGCTGAGATTGTGGCAAGGATGGCTTGGAAGGAACCTGAGGCAACCCCTGCCACGGTAACGAAGGCCACGCGCAACCAATCGAACACCACGACCGCCGCTAGTTGAATGCTGGTCCAAACGTATCCGGCTACCTGCCCGAAGTTCTCGAAGGTGAAACTCATGAAGTCAAGGACTAGAATGGCAGTATCGCGTATGTCGGTGAATACGGCCCCGATGTCTACGCCCATGGAGTCGAGGATGCCGGTGACGAAGCCTACCACCGTGGTGATGACCGACTTGATAGTGTTCCACACCGTTACCACGATGGTTGAGATTCCCCACCATGCCGACTGAAAGAATCCCACTAGGGCGTCAAGCAATGGCTGGATCCATTCCATGAACTCGGCGGCGCGTTCGGTTATCCAATCCCATACCACGCCTACCACGGCGCTCACTTGCTCGAAGGCAGCCGATATGCCCCCCGTGTTCTGTACGAATATGGCAATCGCGGCCACTGCTAGTCCTATGGCAATGCCAATGGGACTAAAGGCTAGACTAGCCAGCATCCCAACCTTACCGAGCGCACCCGCTACCCCACCGAGCAGCGTTTGCACTATGGACAGTACCGGCCCTAGTCCCGCCACGGCTGTAACGAGTGCGAGGGCTATAGTTATGTACTTCTTCGTCTCAGGACTTAGGGCTTGTAACCACCTGACCGCCTCACCCAGCCACGTCACTAGGGGTTTTATGCCGTCGGCTACCACCGCACCTATCTCTTCCAGGAAGTCACCGAAGGCGTTCTTGAGCTGGGCTATCTGCCCTGATGCGGACTGGGCCTTTGCCTGAGCCACGCTGAACTGACTCGCCAGGTAGTTCTGCGCCGCCGCTGCTCGTTGAGTCTCATCCTCAATTGCTCTGATGTTAGCTGGCAGCTGACGCATCAGCATGTCCGTATTACCTTCCTCCAAGGCAGCGGCTATGCGAACGAATGATGGTGCGAGTTCCCCATTGCCTTTCGCCAGGGCTATAGCGTTGCGGGCTGCTCGCTCAGCTGCATCACCGGTCAACCCCATCAGCTCGATCTGTTCAAGCATGGCTAGAGTAGTGTCGTCGCCGACCGTTGTGATATTTTGGATGTCGGATGCGAACGCTTGATACCTTGCACGTAAGGGTTCCACGGCCCTGCCATTGGCTTCCAAGGCAGCGGTCAAGCCTATGGCGGTATCCTCCATGGTGGTGAACTCACCGAACGCACGTTGCAATAGCCCGCCTAGCCCCATGGCAGCTAGGGCGCTAGTGGCAGCACTGGCGAAGCCCTGTAGTCCGTTGCTCATCCCCTCTATGCGCTTGCTGGCCGCTTCCACTTGCTGAGCGGCCTGCTGACTGCTCTGTTGGGCTTGATCCAGCATCTTCTTGTAGTCGCTGCCATCCCCTAGCAGCCTGACCACCATCCGTTCCAGCTCTACTTCAGCGGCCATTGCTAGGCTCCTTTACGATGTACTCCCCGATAGCTGCCAGCCATGCGGACTCGCTACGCCTGCCCGACTCTTGCCGAGTCAGTGGCTTACGGGTTTCCTTGCTGAACTTGAGCTTGAAGTTCTTCACCTTGACGTTCTTCCTAGCCCTTAGTACCTGATGCACTTCGTAGGCTATCTGCATCAGGTAGGAGTCGGTACGACTGGGGTTGTCCCACTGCAGATCCAGCCAGGCAACCCACGTCAGGAACTCCCTGTAGGACATGCGCTTCTGACACTCAGCCACGGTCATTTTCAGGTGGGACGCTACTCGGAACCACTCGTCCCACCCTCTTGCCCGTTTTTTGCCGGACTCTTACCCGCTCGAAGGAGTTCCAACCTACGCTGGTCACGCTCGATACGGCTGACCAGAGTCTCCTCGCTATCATCCTGCTCCTTGATACCCGTGATCAGCTTGGCACGTTCGCACAAGTTCTTCACGACCCGGTCAGGCCATAGCCTTAACGCGGCGAGAGGCACCGGGCGCTCATAGTCCTTATCCCCTTTCTTGTAATGCTCGAACAGGCATAGGGATACGATGAGCAGGTCGCAGTCGGCAATCCCGTCGATGCTCGTGGGTCTGCCATCGACCCCTAGTTTTGTTGACCGTACAATGGAGTTACGGTACTGCCTGACTGCCTCCGCTGTACCCTCACGGAGAACATACTGAACGTCCTTGATCCTAACCGACACTTCGATTAGGGAAAGGTCGTCGAAGACCATCTCGTTGGTAATGGCTACGTCGCCGAGATCGTTGTCCACGGTTATGCTCCTATTATTGGACGGGGGAAAGACTCGTGCATGACTTAGGCCGTGCCAGTTCCGGGGGTGAATACTGGCAACTGCTCCACACGATTGGTGGGATCCCAGTTCGTGGCCACGATTGTATAGCTTAGCGTTGGCATCTCGCCTTCGGTGAACTCGCTTGGGGTTGCCGTCTTGAGGAAGCCGAACAGATCAAGCGTGGCACCCGTGGGGTAGTGGCAGGTTATTGCTTGCTCAACCCCGATCTGCGCAACGATGTCATCCCATGCCTCGGGGTCGTAGGCAGCCGTGCCCGACATGTCTGTGATGTCCATGAGGGTCTTGGACGCCTTCGTCCTGACTCGTACGTTGTGCATCGTGGTGGTGTCGATGGCATCCCCTGCCTCAGCACCCGGTGGTGTGACAGTGCGCTCCCAGATGTCTAGGCTGGGAGCACCGGCGAAAGCAATCTTTGTCGAATGCCCATCGTCCAGCTTCAAGCCATTGGGGGTCACTCTGGCAGTGGTTGCGGGTACGGCCATGGGACGTTCTCCTTAGAGTTTAGGGACAAGGGATTCTGGGAGGGATTAGGTCACTATAGGGCATAAAGCCCGGTGCATGCACTAGGGCATAAAGCCCGGTGCATGCACTAGGTCTGATTCACTTTAGGATTGCTGGCGAACCGTGATCAGCCCATTCACTACGAATATGCGGCGCTTACTTACGCCTGCCTCGTAGCCTATGGGCAGGGATTCGCCAGATAGGACTAGGTTGTTGACTAGGTAGGTTGCACTGCCAATCACTACCATATCACGTATTTACGCGGTCTAGAGCCTGAGCAATAATATTACTCTTCAGCCAGCCATCCCTAAAGGTTGCCGACCTCACTCGCACCTGGATGCCATGGTGTTCTTGCCGGTCGTTGATGACCGAGTCCCTACCATGGCTACGACCGGCGGTATCGTAAACGGTTATGACGTTGTCAGGCGAGGTGGGTTCGCTAGTGGAGTAGGCTTGCCAACCGGCTGAAGGTGGATTGACTCCCAGCTCCAGGTCAACTAGCAGCTGACGTACTATCTCCGCAGGTGAGTGAGCCAGTGTGCCAGCCATTATTCGATCCTCGTGAACGCACTGTTCTTCATGGCGCTGGTATCAACTGGAGCCAACAGCATACTCTCACGCTGTAGCCGCAATCCCCCCAACAGTAACGCCTCGGACAACGTCTTGCCTTGGGATAAGGCTGTCCTTGCTATGCGAGCTATCTCTCCGGCATGTTCACGGGCAGGCTGCTCAAGGAACTTCGCCTGCCCTACTGGGTGATTAGCCTCTAAGTCCTCATGGACGAACACGCTGTAGTTCGCTGTATAGCCCACTATGACGCTGACGTTCTCACGATCTATCCGCGCTGCCTTCTTGCGTAAGGCGTCCACTACTTGCTGCAGTCTTTGGATCTCAGCCACTGGGCACCGGGAGTGTTGAACTATACCGGGCTAATGATACCTCACGGAAGAATCTGCGGCCCTTTAGGCCGGGGATCTTGGAGAAGCTCTTCACGATCATGAAGTTGTTCTCATCCCAGCCTGAGCCGCTGCCCGTGCCGTACCAGTCGTCAAGGGATCCTAGCAGCATGATGGAATGGATGGCGATGTCCTGCTTCACGATCACTTTGGCGTCTAGAGCAACGGGGTTGCCCTGAGCATCCGTGCTCTCACTACGACCATCTACCCAGCGAACCTCCAACTCCACTGGGTCATTCACCACTACCACCTCACCATTGACGTCTAGACCTACGGGCGTCCATAGGAGTGCCTTCTGCTTCAGGTTGCGGCGCTCCACCGATGGCATTAGTTACGCTCCCGATAAGTACGACGGGTACTGGTACGCTTACCCATCCAGAACCCCCCTGCCACTGGACGGCCCTCAGGCTTCGTTACTTCAGCAAGGCACCCCGTACTATCCAGACTTAGCGCCATCTGCCCATAGCGAGTACTCTCAAGGAACATGCCGGTCTGCCCCGTGTATGCACCACTAGCTCCGCCCTTGCTTTCGTTAGCGTAGGTAGGGTCCGACTGGCAATAGCAATGAGCAGATAACCATCGCTCCATCAATTCCAGCCTACTCTCTGTAAGAGTAGTCCCAGCGCATGCCTCCACGCTGTCAATGATGGCATTGGCCGTGTCAATGAAAGGCTGTAGGCCGCCGACACGCTGAGCATCGTAGTCGTCGCCTAGCAGTAGTTCCACGGCAGTTGCATTAGTGTGAACTGGCATTGTCTACCCTTCAAATCATGGGGGGTAGGTAGTGAAAGACTTACCCCCCATATCACCCTCGGTCTACTATCCTTAGACCTACTCTTCCTCGGATTCCTCGTCGGCCTTCTGCTCGGCCGCCCTTTCGAACAGCGGACCCAGCTTCTCAAGCAGACTGGTAGCAGTCTTGAGGAATCCTATCAGCTTGGGGAGCAGGCTGCCGAGGTCACCCAAACTCAAGTTCTGGGGGTCATCGATGCCCATCTGCCGAAGCTGCTCCTGCTCGTCACTGTTGAAC